GATGTGTCTGATGTCAAAGGTGCATATGGATAAAATGTTGCAAGTGTTTCAACAGGTGTTTGACCTGCATTCAATTTGCAGACCATCGGTAAAGTGATTTCAATACCTTTTGAAGTATCTCTTGTCATACCGACTACCTCTAAACCATTTCTTAGTTTTAAGACTTCGTATTTTTGTGGAATTAAATCTGAGGGTGATGCCATTATTTTAAATCAAATTGTTGTATTGTGTAAGGAAAACTTTCTTCGTTATAGATATTTATCCTTTCTTTCAAGTGATTTAAAGTATGGTTATTACATTGTAAGTCGTCTGATATATCAAACAATCTCATTGAATCCTTTCCTGAAGTCTTACGAAGACCTCTACCAATAGATTGTAGGTTTCTAATTCTTGATTTTGAAGGAGATGCAAAGACCACATTATCAATTTTCTTTATGTTAACACCAGTTGAGAAGGTTCCGTATGATGCTAGTATGACATTATTTTTCTTTTTAGAGTTCTCAACAATCTCTCTGACTGCCTCTCTATCTTCTGTATCAGTTGCACCATGTACATAATGTAGTGTACCTTTCATTCTACTGACCATAGGATTGAATAACTCCCATAATGGTTGACCATGTTTCTCTATGTATTGAAACAGTACCAGAGTGTTTCCTCTAAGGGAACCGACTAGATTGGTTATGAATTGATTTCTACCTTGATGTGATACGATGTAATCCATTTCATCTTGGTATGACATTTTTTTCTGTTTAGTATGACGAAGTATGATACATTGTATATCAATACTTGCAATCGTACCCTCTTCTATTAACTCTGCAGACGATATAACCTTTTTAACAGGACCAAAAAGACCTTCTAATTGCAATCTATGAACTTCTGTNCCGTCTAATGTACCTGTTGTACCTATTCTAATTGCAGTAGTCTTCATTTTCTCTAAGATACCTTTAAGTGTTTGTGCCTTAAATAAATGTGCCTCGTCACCAACAACAACATCAAAAGACTCTAACACCTCCTTAGGAGCTTTTGCGAATGATTGCCATGTAGTGACTGTTATAGGGGCATCAAATACTTCTTGACCATGATATATCTTACAGACTTTATCTTTATAACCATAATCTATAAAGTCTTTTGTCATTTGTTCGACAAGTGATGTGGTTGGTACAATAATAATTGTTTTTTTATCATAGTATCTTGCTAACATGTATATGATTAATGATTTACCAGATGCAGTAGGAGATAATAATAGTTGTCTTCCATACTGAAGACTGGATTTTAATGCCTCTAATTGATATCCACGAGGTTCAAATGGTAAGTCAAGTGACTTGACAAACTCATCTAATTCAGGTTCCCTCTCTTTTATACCTAAAACTTCTTCTACACCCTCAAATTCAAAACCTCTTTCTTTACAGAACTCATCAATGTAAGGTAATAAACCAATGTAAATCTTATGTGTTTTAATAGAGAATAGTCTTACCTTTCCATCCCAAAATTTATTTCGGTATGAAGGCATGAACTTTGCATTTGGAACTGTAAAAGAAAAGAAATCAAATAAGTCTCTTGCAAGTCCATCATCACAATGAACCTTTAAAAAGACTTCATCAATCTTTGATACTTTGACTATGTTAGACATATTGATTTCCGACACACCAACCAACAAAAGATTTTCTTGTTCCTCTTGTCACAGGAGTGACTTGATGGTGTACGAATGAAGGAAAAAAGAAGATTGAACCTCTATCTTTAACCGAATATGGTAAAGTTTTTATACCATTGGTCATATCTACAGTTGCATTATCTCTCATTCCATCAAAACATCTTACTGTTTCTAACCATTGAAAATAACCACCTTCATAATCTTCTGGACTAGATAATTGTAATGTAAAACTTAGTTTTCTTAACTGACCTCTTTCATCTAATTGATGACCTGCATCTGTATGCCAAGTGTAGAAATCACCTACTTTCTTTTGATTTATATCAGGTGCGTTATAAGTTGTGAATTGATACTGTTGTCTATAGTCTATATGATAACCCCAACCAGTATCTTTTAATGCCATGTTCATAGCATCATCAATCTTCTGTTCAATTTCAATTGGTAATTGTTGTGGACCTATCCAATTTATTAAAGAACTTCGTATCTCATCGGTAATATGACCATCTTTATTTTCTTTAGTTCCCTCACCTACAGCACCCTCTTTTGTTTCTACTGTATCAGCAATTCGAATTATCGTATCACACTCTTCTTCTGTAAAGAATCCTGGTAATCCATAAAGATAGTTTTCATATAACATTATTGTCCTGCCATAAATTTTCTCCAATCGATTGTGTTCTTAATCGTTTGGTGTCTCCAAGTAATGTTCTGCATACATTCTTTGAGAAAGTCCATTTGTATTTTTAATAGTTCTTCTTGTGCTTTGAGTTTAGTTAAGTCTTCATCTGAATTAAAGAAGTAATGCATATCTGCTTTCATTACTTTCATACCATCAAATGGGTCATCTTGCCAACCGTGTTTATCAATAGTTTCTTTATCAAGTTTACCATTGAACCACAACCACTTATCTTTAATGAGAAGATTGTATTGAAATTGTTTTTGTTTGAGTTTAACCAGAGTATCAGAAAGTAGTTCTGAATACTTAGCGTGTAGTCTAGGAACATCAAGACTTGATTTGTCGAGTTCTATATCATCGACAACACAGTCTTCTTTCCACATCAATTTAATTTCATCTAAAGTCATATGACTCCATTATATCATAATATACTAGTATTTATAAGGGGTTTTAAGAAGTGGTTTGAATGTCATAGTAAGAGAATATAAACTCTACTTGACATGTCACAGGGTCATTTTCTGCACCAGATATCAGTTCTAGTTCTCCTAATGATGTAGGAAAACAGTCATGAAATCTAAAGAACTTATTTGGTATGTTCTTATTTGTATTTGTGACCAATGTAATATCAGAATACTGATTCAAATCATTATCAACACCACTTGTTAAACCAGTTTTAGTCTTTGTGGTTTGTGTGTAGTTTGCAAAATCTGTGGGGTCACTAATGGGTATTATTGCATTCATCCAATCATAAACTTCTTTGAAGTTTTCTAAATCTTCATCTACTAAGAACTTAACAGTTAGTTTACCAAATTCAATTTTATCACCTGGAAAATATGCATCTAGTCCAACACCAGCACCTTGTCTAAGTTCATTGAATGTAATACCAGGTATATTAACAGATTGAACATAGTATTCAACTGTTGGTATCTTATCTATTAGTAATCTAAAGTTGTTCTTATTTAGAATTGATTTATTAATTGTTGTCAAGTTTTAATACTCTCTTATTTGTTGAAGTGTCGAAGTAATCATTACCTCTATATTCTCTAGTGACTTCTTCCTCACATAGGTATCCGTCTTTCTCATATAGTGTAATCATCTTTCTACTGATAACACCTTCTGTTGTTTCTTCACCATTTGGGAATGCTTTAGTTGACCAAGGACCTTCAAAGACATTAACTTGTTTTTCATATTGTTTCATTATATTCTCCATTACATATACTATTTATATTTAGGCGTTGCCATAGCGGTCACTTTTTTTATATAATGGACACATGATAAAGAAACAAACAATAATTTTCGATGTAGACGGAACTATTGCCGATGTAGAACATAGGAGACATTTTGTATCTCAGAAACCTGCAGATTGGAAATCATTCAGAAATTCTACAGTATTTGATACTCCTGTTCAATGGGTTTGTGACATTGCAAAAAGATTTATTGCACAAGGTGACAATGTTGCCTTCTTCAGTGCAAGAAATGAATCAGAAAGAAGTATCACTGAGAAACAGATTTCAGAGTGGATTGGAGAAGGACATCAAGGTCTTTTTCTTAGACCTGACGGTGACTTCAGAAGAGACGATGAATTCAAATCTGACCTTGCAGATAAATTTGAAGAGGTTGGTGGTAAAATTGACATTGTTTTTGACGACAGAAATCAAGTTGTCGAAATGTGGAGGCAGAGAGGAACTACTGTAGTTCAAGTTGCTGACGGTGATTTCTGATACTGCATCGTGCCACTGCAAAGCCAAAAAAAAGGGACTCAATTGAGTCCCTTTTAGTATCGATAAATCGATTATACAGATTATAGAATGTTTGAAACAGCCATCTTTCTGTAGTATTGGTTTGTTCCTGCTGAAGCAAGTCCGTCTGCTGGTGTTGAACCAACAAAAGGATTAGATACCATTCCGTATCTTGTTTTGAAACCAATCTTAGGTTGGAAAGTATTCTCACCAACTGCACGAACCATTTGTAATGGAACATACGGACAGTAGAATAAACCAGCATCGTAAGGGTTAGACCCTCTATAACCAACAGTCATGTAGTCAACACCTGCATAAGGGTCGATATAGACTTTAACTTTTCCGTTAAGAACACCAGCAAAAGTATTGCCTGTGTCATCAACATTCAAAGAAGTTGATAGAGCAGGAGTATAATCTAATACTCCAGCCATTGATAATGCAGAAGCAACATCTGAAGAACATAAGATAAAGTTACCTTTTCCTCTTCTAGTTTCTTTTGCAATAACATTAGCTTCTCTTTCGATTTGGAAAATCAAACCTTTGAATTTCTCAACTGACCATCTACCGTTAGCATCAACATCTAAGTTGAAAGTACCAGCAACAGCTGTTGAAGCTGCACCAGTTTTTGCTTGAATGTTAACATTTCTGATAACTTCACGGTTGATTTCAGCAAGAATCTCAGATGATAAGATGTTTGCTAATTCTGATTCTGCATCAAGACCGTGGATTGCTTTGAGGTCTTGTGCTAATTCGAGTGTGTACTCAGCTTTTAATGCTCTGGATTTTGCAGTCACAGTTGCTTTCTCAATTGTGAAAGCCATTTCTGCAAAATGATTCCCTGCTGCGTCACCTAAACTCTCAGCCGAAGCTGTTGACATACCTGCACCTGTTGTAGATGCGTATGAAGGAGATGAAGTGTCGAATGGGTCACCAATTGGGTCTGAACCTAAAGTAGTAGATGTAGTTTGAGCTTGAGATGAATAATCTGAACGAGCTTCGTTATGAAGAGCTTCTGATTTNTTNTCTCTAGTAGCGTCTACATCGTCATTATATCTTGCTTTCATAGCAAAGATAAGACCTGTAGGACCAGTCATTGGTTGAACACCACAAATGTCGTAAGCAACGAGATTTGGCATAGCTCTACGAACTAGTGAAATAAGGATTGGGTCCCAATTACTAATCGCTGAGCCAGTAGCATTTAAAGGTGCTGCTTCTTCAAGAGTTGCTCTATCTTCGTTAAGAGCTTTTTCTTGGTTTTCAAGAATGACAGCGGTTACTGCTCTCTTATAGTTGTCTTCGATTTTTGGTAAATCTGAGTGCTCAAGTATAGGAGACCATTTTTCTTGTAAATTTTCTGATAAAAACATTTTTACATTTTTCCTTTAAATTAACCTAATGGTTTTAGTTTACTTATAGCAGATGAGTATCTTGCAATAGTAGGGTCAAGAACTTCGTCTAATGATTTCTCATCTTCGAAAGAACCTGTTCCTTCTTCACTACTTACAGTCATCTCTTCTGCAATGTTGTCACCTTCTGCAGGAAAGTAAGCTTCTTTGATTTCTGCAATCTTCTCTTCGAAGTCTGCTGCGTCTTTAAAGTCTACACCTTTTGAAAGTGATTCCATTTTCTCTTTTTGTGATTCAGTTAGGTCGTTAGACGCTTCCTGTACCACATTTGCTCTTTTCAATGAATCTAACTCTTCAGTCACTTCCATATTCTTGGAAACTTCTGAATCGAGTTTTTGTTCCATTTCATCGAGTCTATTTGCGAGTTCGTCCATGACATTGTACTTATCTTCTGGTACTTCAACATAATGTTCTACGAACAATGTTTTCATTCCTTCGATAAAGTTTTCAGTCATTTCCGCTCTCAAACCTCTTTCTATAGCAAGTTCGTTTTCTTTCGTCCACTCTTCTGCACAATAGGTAAGATACTTGTCAACTGCTTCCGCAAGGTCACCTTTAACTTTTTCTACTGAGGTTTTTAATTCTTCTGAATACTGAGATTCTAAAGACTCTTTAATCTCTGCAACTTTACTTTGTACTGCTGCTTTAAAGATTGTTCTAGCTTTCTCTGCATTTTCTTCTGACAAGTCTAATGCTTCTGAGATTGCATTGAGGTCGTCTTCAACTTCTATCTCTACTAATGAAGATTCTAATTCGGCAGTGTCAACAGTTTCTTCAACTGATTCTTTCTGTTCCTCTTCTTCCTCTTCTTCGTCTTCATACTTCTCGGCAACTTTAAGCACTGATGCTTCGTCCATTCCTTTTAGCATTTCAACGATTTTTCTAGCGACTTCTGCTTTAGTCAAGGTCTCGTCAACTTCTTCTTCTGACATTTCGCCAAAAGTTTTTTGAAGTTCCTCTTTGGTCATTTCCTTCATGTTGTTGACAATCGCCTTGATTGATTCCATTTTAGTTGCTTTAACAACTTCTTTCTCAGAATCGTCATCTTCTTTAAGTTTTTCTGATTTCTCAGGAGCAGGTGCAGATTTGTTCACTGCATCTTTAACTTGTTTAGTTTCGTCACCAGCCTTTTTAACTGATGTGACTGATTTGTCAACAGGATTTTCTTCAGGTTTTACGACCTCACCTTTTCCGGATTCTATTTTCTCCGCATCTGATGAACCTTGCTTAACAGGTTTACTGTCACCTTTTTCAGCTTTAGCGTCAGGTTGTCCTGCCTCTGCAACTGTTTCAACAGTTTCGTCAACTGTTTCTAGGTTATTTTCTAACTCTGCCATTTTTCTCTCCTGTTTGAGTATTAAACTTTTTATTTAAGTTTACTTTTTATTTATATGTTATAGACTCTCAACGAACCTTTTCCATAAATTTAATTTGGTTTCCTCTATTTTTGACGCTTGGACAGTGCGGATTTGCTTCTGCATTGCTTCAAGTTCAACTGCTTTGAGAATACCATTCTCCATGACCCACTCGACTCCTTCGTATATACCTTCAACGAAGGCCTCTGGAGCACTTGGGTCTGCAACGATGTCTGCCGCTGTTGCCAACTGGAAGTCACCCTTAACATATTGTGCATCACCTTTTGATTCAAGCGAACCTAAACCTCTTGATGAAACACCTAATTTAGCACCATCTGATATCAAACTTCTTACGATTTGACCATTTGGGGTACTTAAAATCTTTGCTCTCCCTATATAATTATCACCATCTTCTTCTAGTGATGTAATTAAATGAGAGACTCTATCTAAATTGATTGTCGGACCTTCTGGATGTCCTAATTCACCGAATGCACGGTCTTTTTCTATGAATTCTTTTCTATAACGACCAACTTCTTTTTCCATAATGTTTTTTGGATAGACTCTGCCGTTTCTGTTTTTGATTTCGGATTGCATGAATACACCTTCGATGTAGTATTCTTTCTCACCCTTCTCGTTTTGTTCGATGATTACAGGTGATATTGCGTAATCGTTATATTCAGATATTAGTTTCATTGAATAACTCCTTAAATTCGTCTATAGAGAATGATTCTCCCATAGACTTTAAAACATTCTTAATGTCTTTCATGCTTTTCTCAGCATCTTTCAAGTTTTTGTATGTATCACCTGTGTCCATTCCATCTAAAAATACAAAAACTTCTTTACCTTTTTGTGAATAAGTTAAGTCGTACTTCTTACTTCCAGCTTTAACTACTTCATTTTTAAGTTGTTTATGACCACTAGGCAACTTTACTTTTGCCTCGTTTAGTTCTATGGTCATTTGCTGAAACGATTTCATACTAGTCCTCTTTCTTATCCATCCAATTTACCTGAGATTCGACTCTTTTCATGTCGATATTCTCTGCAGCCTTTTGATGTAAACCTTTAAAGATAGAATCTTTGGCATTATCCATTTTACCATCTTCAATCTGGTCTACTATTTCTTTTGATATATCATTCATTTATTAAAATCCTCCGAAGTCATCTTCGTTTTCGTCACTGTTTTCATCTCCACCACCCTCTTTTTTGATTTGAGTATCGATGATTTTTATATCTTCTTCTGTTTGATGCAACACATACTTTCTGATGTATTCATCTGAGAAGTATTTACCGATATATTCACTCATCTGTCCTAGAGTGTCCATTCGTTCTCTTAATACTTCTGCATCTTTTAATTCTGTAAAGTGGTTGTCTGTTGCCCAATCGTATTGAATAAAATCTTTAACCTTATCAAACTCTTCTGCACTTACAATCTCTTTCAAAATCAATTGAGTTCTCAACATATCGTTGAATACTCTTGCAAATTTCTTTTGAAGTCTATTAGTAAACTTATTAAACTTCAATTCGTCTCTCGTAATCTCCGATGATTTACCCATGTTGAAACCATTATCTGATTCCATACGAGAGATAGGTACATTCAATGCACGATATAGTTTCTTTTTAAAGTATTCTATATCTGCAATGTCATCTAAGTTCTGACCACCTGGAAGTGTAGATATTTCTGTTCCTCTACCACCTTCTCTTCTTGGTAACCAAAAGTCTTCCATCATTGACATGTGTTTTCTATCGTCTTTGATTTCACCTGTCTGAGCATTATAAACAAGTTTATTTCTATACTTGTTCATTACATCTGACAAATACTGTTCTGCTTTTGCCTTTGGCAAGTTACCAACATCGATGTAGAAGATTCTTCTTTCTGGTGCTCTTGATATCCTATAGATAACAAGTGCATCTTCTATCATTGACAACTGATTTGCAGTCTTCATTGCCTTATGTAGATACCCAACTACAACATTTTTAGTGTAGTCTAGTAGACCTGAAGTAGTATAACATACTGCCTCTGGTGCAATCTTGACGGTGTTTCCTTCTCCAGAACCACTCTTGTCAAAACCTCTGTCGTTGAAAAGATAGAACTCTTCCATCTTTGTAATCTTTTCAACATTCGTTTTATTGTCTCTGTCTTTCTCAATATTACGAACTTTCTTAATCTTTATTGGGTCAATATTTCTGATGTCGATGATACCTGCTTTAGGTCTTTTTGAGTCCACTACTTTATGAAAGTAGACTCTACCATCGATGTACCATTTTCTGAATAATTCATGAGAATTCTGATTGAATCTCATTATGTTTAGGATGTGATAAAACTCGTCTTGCACCTTGTTCTTGATGCTATCAGAGAGTTTTGCATCTCTGAGGTCGAGTGATACTATCCTATCCGAAGTATCAGAAGTAATACACTCATTTACTATATCTTCAATTGCTGAGTCACACTCAGGTATTAAAGAGATTTCACGGTATCTTCTAATGAGTTCTGCCTCATTTTTGATACCACCTTCCATGTCGATGTATGACCCATAAGCACCACCTGTAATAAAACCACCTGGTTGTGATTGTATAACTGGTGTGCCATCGTCATCGACTGGCGGTACGAAAGAGATTGCCTTCTTGTCAACCTCTGTCGCTCTTAACTCGTCTCGTTTACGAGTGATTTCAAACCCGAATAATTCCATACTATTATTTATAACACCTTTTTAGGTGTTAATTTCACTTATTAGACTACTCTTTCCCAATGGGAAAAAGCGAATACTGCATCAAAAGTCTCTACTGAATCTCCACCTGCATCGTAATCTAATGTGATAGGTGCTATTGACTTAGGATACATGTTAAAAAATTCATATCTTGCTAGAACTCCGTCTGCTTTATCTAATTGTTCTACAAATGCTCTATCTACCAGATAGTCCAAAGTAGTTGAACCTCTTGAATCAGCTGTTCCTGCAATCTCATTCATATGAGCTTCTAAACCTGTTCTGACTTCAAAGTTAACATCATTGATTATTGATACAGTCCAGTCTTCGAATGCTCTGTCACCTGGTAATTTTAATGTATTACCCATGTGTTTGATTGTTATATCACCGAATGATGAACCTGGTATCGCAGCAGCTTTACATAGAAACTCTATTTTGTTTCCTGTTCTAGGGATAAAGACTTTGAATCGGTTAGCTCTTGGACCACCTCCGATTAAGTTTGCTTTAAATTGGTCTATTGTTGCCATTCTTTACTCTCCTTAAACTGCTGAATAGATTTCACTAAACTCTACACCACTTCTCGCAGCAACAAAGTTCAATGTAATAAAGTTAATAGAACGAGCAGGTTTTACAAAGATTGAACAAACGAATTCGTTTCTATCAATCACTGTATCTGTATTATTTGTTTCATCACAAATAACTGAGAAGTCTACAAGTCCTCTTCTGTTTTTAACATCTCTTAGGAAAGGTTCAACAGCACTTCTAAATTGTGCTCTTGTGAATGCATCGTTGAATTCAAACAGTTGTGCTTGAGCAGCAGCTGCTATTGCTTTCTCTAATACGATGAATAATCTTCTGACATTAATTCTATCGAATGCAGAAGGTGTTGTTAATGCTGTTTTATCACCAAATAGTACAGTACCTTGTCCAGGGAATGTGACTATTGGATTAATTCTTGCACGATATAAGTCATCTCTACTTCCTTGTTTCGGATTGAAAGCAAGTTTAGTGATACCTAGATATTGACCTCTACTGAATCCAGCAGGTGAGAACCATGGGTCTCTTAACAAGTCTGACCTTGCCATGATACCTGCAGTGTGTCCGTTACCTGGAACCCAACAATACTTGTCATTGAATCTATCGTAAGAATATACCCAACCTGAATCTAACACTGCATATGATGAAGATGTGACATTTGAAAAGTCTGCTTTAACATTTGCTACTTGTGTTGATTCTGAAGAAACATCAACGATTGATGTTTTTCTTGGTGAACATATGAACATGCAATCTTTTCTTGTTGTTGCAAGTAATATACCTTGATTCACTATTGTATTATGGTCTGCAACTGTATCTTGGTCGACACCACTTCCGTTATCAGTTCTTGTTGAACCACATATTAGGAATGAAATGTCCATTGTATCTGCATCTGAGAAATGTGTATCCCATGCACCATACTTTTGACCTGCAGTAGGACTTCTTCCGTCTACACCTGCAGCTAGTGAATAGTTCACTGGTAATGCTGGTCTTAGGAATGCCGATGCAACTGATTGTGCATGAGTTCTATCTATTGTAGAACCATTAATGATTGTTGATTCATGACCTGACCACCATACCCATTCGGAATCTCTTGCAATTACATTCTTGTAGTAATTACTTCTTCCTGTTGAGTCTTTAGCGTCTGAAGCACAAGAAACATATCCGTGAGTCTCTAAGACTGCATTAGGTGTTCCTGATATTTCTCCATCTTCGTCTATGACAACGATGTGCATTTCATCTGCAGTTCCTGAAACCGCTGTTTGACCTGCTGAAATACCTGGTGCAGAATCAAACAAGTTATGGAATTCCCAATATCTATCGATATTAGAACCACTTGATTGAGCTACTAATAAACCTGTGCCAGCTGGTTGATTCAATGCAACAATAGTTATAGATGTTCCGTCTGGTTTTGATATAACTCTG